ATAGTAATAGTTATAGTAATAGTTATAGTAATAGTTATAGTTATTACTCTAGAAAAGATAATTATCGAAGAACGGATACTGAACCATTAAAAAAGGAGTTTATTGATTTTGGAGTAGACATGTTTCCAGAATTAACGAAAGGATCTGGTTCATTAGTAACAGAAGATACTTTGAATCAATCTTCAACGAATACATCATGGTTAGATACGATAAAACAAAAAGAAGATGATGATAAAAAGAATGCGTCTGGAATAAATGTCAACGATAAACAATATTGGAGGGGTGTACAATGGATTGGTCCCATGTTTATGCGATATAGAAAGCCAAGTACACAAAAACACGTATATACATCAAATGTATACACGCCCGCAGACAATGTAAACAACCTAGAATATAGTAGAGACAATGTAAATTGGTACGATTCATGGGATGAAACATTTTCAGAGGAAGAGTTAGAATATATACAATTAGACAATCATCTAAAAGAACGCGCGGAAACAGTAAAAATGATGGAAGATTATCGCGATAGAGTTGAATACGATTCAGCCATCTATTATCATGAAGTAGGCGAGTTGAATGATTATGCGAAAGCAGTATTAGACCGCGAGGAATACGAAAAATACGCAATTCAGTTTGACAGTCATTATACTGATGACGATGCCAATGAGAATCATGTTGTGTTGGAAGACAATGATTATTTAGAAGAAGATTTGGATTACGATGACTATTAAACAAACAGTAATACTATTAGTTAAAAAGCAAATGGAATAATATTTAAAAACATTAATGGCAACAATAGAAACACCACAATATACAAAAATACACGAGACACCCTTATTACCAATTGTATCAGCCGTATCAGTCGCGTCATTGGATGAAACCGACGATCAGACAATAGATGTAAGTTGGATAGAGCAATTTGAAAAAGAAGAATATATTTATTCAATGTTTTATCCAGATAAAATAAAAAAGGTTTCAGTATCAATATTGTATATTAACAGTCAAAAAGAGTTGGAAAAAATAAGCGTCAAGACAATGAAGTTGGAAAAATCTAACGAAATACATAAAAATGAAATGTTGACATTAATAAAACGCCACGAAAAAATAGACGACACCAAATACAAGATATTGAGTATTTTGATATATAATTTTTCGTTACAGAATGACGAATTGAAAAACTTTTTAAATAATAGTGAAAAATATAATTTCATGACGAATCTAAAACAAATAGATACCTATAATCTAGAATCGTCTATAGAATGTATAAGCGATGTAAACAATATATTTTTGATATTTTATCAAGACGACAATAACAAGAATAATAACAATAACAATAATAACAATAATAACAATAACAACAATAATAATAATAACAATAATAACAATAACAACAATAACAATAATAACAATAACAACAATAATAATAATAACAATAATAATAGCATAACATCTTCTGGAAAGAAAACCAAGCGTTTAATGTTTAATTTATCGCATAATAAAACGAAAAGAAAACGGTAATACAAGACCTATACAATAAACTTAAAGATAAATTACAACAATATGTATACATATGTCGTCACGCGTATCAGCAGCCGGATTAGGAACCGGAACCGGAACCGGAACCGGAACCGGAACCGGAACCGGAAACGGAAACGGAAACGGAAACGAAGACGAACCTAAAAACGAACACAAAAATATTCAATATGGTGAAAACAATCATATTGAATATAAATGGTCAAACATTCAACAAGAAAATATATTACAGTTATCATATCAGTTAGTGAGAACCTCTAATATAGAGAATAAGACAAATGTAGGTATAAAATTTAAACAGTGTTTTCAAGCAGGTACCGTGGATGAAAAAAGGTTACTATTAAAAATGTTGGCACATACAAGAGATATAGAATACGGAAAGGGCGAATATGCGCTGAGTCTAATTATGCTGAAAGAATTAATGAGTATAGACCGGAAATTATCAATAGAAATGATGAAACGATTTGTGGGATATGTAGATGATCCCGTGGATGAAATGTATAATTATATTGGCCATCGACCGGTACAATCCCCATATGGAAGTTGGAAAGACATGAAGTATTATTTTAATGAAATATCAAATTGCCCCAAGGAGTTAATTACTATAATAAATAACCAAGTAAAGCGTGATGTAATTAATATGAATAATGGTTTATCGTGTAGTCTAATATCAAAGTGGATACCTCGCGAGACGAACAATAAATTCGGTTGGATAAATGTATTTTTGGCCATGAATTATTACTATCTGTATGGATCGTCTGAATGGTCGGGTTCTGCGACAAGAAAAGCACAGACACATTATAGACAGTTAATAAGTAGTTTAAATAAATATATAGATACAACTCAAATAAAACAATGTGGTCATCAGTGGAATAAGATAAATTTTAATAATGTAACTGGTATAACATTAATGAAACAACAAAAGGCTTTTTTAAATATGAACACGAGAATGAATAATCAACCCGCCATTAAGAGCAACGACAGAATTCAATGTAGAGATAATCTATTAAATTACATCGAACATGTAAAGCAAGGAAAATACAAGATGAAGTATAAGACTACTAGTATAATATCGTTGGTAAAGGCAGCAATTAACTTGACCGGACATATGGATTTATTGTCAGATAAACATAACGAGAATCGTACAAGAGATCTAGGCCCAGACCCAGACCCAGACCCAGACTCAAGTGAGATGTTTTTAATAAACGAAGCATGGAGGAGTAAGATGAGTCAAATAAAACAGTTGGACAATGTCATTGCTATGATAGATACATCCTGCTCAATGGAACAATATGACTGTAATCCATTATATTCCGCAATCGGACTAGGAATCTGTGTTGCGGAAAAGTCAACGATTGGTAAACGAATTATCACATTTACAAATAAGCCGTCGTGGGTAAATTTGGACGATTGTCTTGATTTTGTTAGTTGTGTAAAAAAAATAAGAGATATAGAATGGGGAATGAATACAGACTTTTACCGGGCAATGGATTTAATTTTAGATACGATTGTTACAAATAAAATTTCATCAGAAGAAGTAGAAAAAATAGTATTGGTCGTGTTTTCGGATATGCAGTTCGATGGTTCAGGTTCAGTTCAGTGTAAATACATTGACCAATACACTGAGTATAGGACCGTCGTACAAGTATTAGAACAAAAATATCATGATGCTGGCGTTCAAGTTTGTGGTAAAGGATACAAAGTACCTCATATTTTATTCTGGAATTTGAAAAGTACACATGGGTTTCCAGAGTTATCTTATCAAGATAGTGTTACAATGTTATCTGGTTATAGTCCAATGTTGTTAAACACATTTATATCAGATGGTGTGGCTGGATTACAAAAAATGACTCCATGGTTAATGTTAAATAATATGCTCAATAAAGATCGTTATAATATATTAAACGAACTCATACTTTAAATCCGCAACATAAATACCATATACCATACACCATATACATATACCAATTAACAATATATACATTATTTATATTGTTGTTAACTAAATTATAAAGCCAATAACCCAATGTAATATATTAATAGATGAATAATTCTATATTAGAGGATGATAATTTAAACGCATTATATGAAGAGAGCCAGATTGACTACCTAGATTCAAGTATTTATTTTAACCAAATCGCCGAAAGAATGATCTTGAGTAGATATTTATTAGAAAATCAAAACAATGAAGGTATATTGAACGAATCGTTTTTGTATGACGCTCCGAAATATAAACATGTTATATCAGAGAATGGTAAAGCAACATTGCGTCACACATCCTATGGTGAGATGTTGTGTTTAAATGATACCTGCCCTATAAGCCAAGAGCCATTTACAATAGGTGAAAAAATAACCCTTTTGCCATGTAACCATGGATTTTTAAAAGGAGAAGTTGAAAAATGGTTGGAAACCCAATGCGCCGAATGTCCGATATGTCGTTATAAAATGGAAAGTATAGAGATAGAAAATACAAATAATTCTGAAATACTTGATTCTCGCACACATTTACCTTTACAATTACCTGTAACATTTTCTACTATTCCGATAAGAGATTCAAGAAGTAGGTTTTTCTCTTCACTCAGTACTATAGAAAATATAACACATCCATTTGGACGCATCCAACTATTTAATACCATACCTCATTCATATATTACGCAACATACAACATATGATGATGATGATATCGAGAACGACGAAGAATAAATAGAAATAGAAATAGAAATAGAAATAGAAATAGAAATAAAAATAGAAATAGAAATAAAAATAGAAATAAAAATAGAGGAGTCTTTATTTAATTGTTTGTTTGTTTAATTTAATTATAAAGCAGAGGTGAGGTAAATAGTATAGTTAATAATATAATATATATTATCTTTTAGATGTCATCAATATCGACCTGATCACCATCCATATTGATAGTTTCAATCGGTTTTTTATTTTCATTCTTATGATCAGATGCTTCGATAGATTCAAGTAATTCTTTATATTTTTCAGTGTCACCCGACTCAAAACTAATATTGTCGGTATTTGTTTCGTCAATCTTATTGTCGTGTTCACTCTTTAATTTATCAAATATAGGATTTCCTGTTTTTTTTAATTTCATTTTTTCGACATCAGTGTACACCTCCAACAGATCGCACTTGGGTTTGGACGAGGAAGACTCAAACTCTCTTTCTCCGATTAGAACCCAACAACCAAGCGTAACAATATTATCTCGTTTTCCTCGTCCACGAAACTTATTTCTCATTACACATAGTCGTTCCTTACCTTCTGGATCATTCGCGTGAAACATGCCATTACCCAACATTTTAGTAACAACCGCATAAATTTCTCCTTCTTCATACGCCAATCGAACTTTCCGATCAACCGGCCCCGTAACTAATTTACGAGCAGTCCTCTTGGATTTATTGCCTCCGTCTTGATTTTTAACCATTATAACTAGTGATAGGTACAATAAAAAATATATTTTACAATCAATTTTTTTATAAATACATATTAAATTATATTCAATACATATTCACTTATATTCAATACATATTCAATATTTAAACTTAAAGTTGTCATTAAAATCGTATAATGATGGGCGTGTAAATACATCGTCATACCAATTACGCCAACACATACTGCTATTACAATCAAGTAATAATCCTTTGTTCTGCGTTTCAGTAGATTGTTCGTCAGGATCATATCCAAATTGTGAATGAAATAGTTCAAGTTCATTGTCATCGTGAAATAATATCTCATGAGTATCCGCTTTAACACTGATATTATAATTGTTAAAGCGTGATTTCCATATTGGGCATTCATATGCATAGAACTGCCAACCATACCATAAACAATTTGCTATAGTTTCATTATTATGGTCGGAGAATATACTTCTCATAAGATTAAAAGATCTACACTTCGGGTAAATTGAATACTTTCGTTTAAACTCTAATGTTTTATATACCTGGGGGTGATTAAATTTATCATGTGGAATTGGGTCTTCGTGAATTCGAACTATTTCATTGTATTCAATATCAGAGCATCCAATATATACAGTTTTTTTTGTAACACCGTACCATTCCTTATGAGAGAACGTATCCTCTCCACCATTACATTTATTAAATATAAATAAGCATATGATGGACCATATGATATGAACCTTGTTCGAATACTTACATTCATAAAACCGTAGTTTAAAATGTTCGATTGTTTCATGTGAAATTTGGAAATACAATTGAATAAACTGAAACAAGTCGTCTTCAATAGTGTCTGGTATAGCAGATATAGCAAAATGATATAGTTTTTTATCTATAAACCGAAATAACAAATGATATTTAGTAGGATAATTAGATAGCCATGTTGGCTTTTTACCTCGAAACGATGGACTATTTTCTTTCATGTGAGTATGGTATTGACGCGTAATAAATATATCAGATGTAATGTCAAGCTTATACAAATTTTTCACAACAGTCATCATACTTTTTAAATCATAACACGCAAATTTTTTGGAAAAGAATGGTTCAAAGGATGGGTTTTGTACAAAATAGAAGTCGTAATACACGAACCATAACAAGTCCCATGCTTGTTCAATAAATCCAGAGTAATATAATTCAGAAATCCAGAAATAACATTCATCAAGTGTCTGTTTTTTTAACAAACATGAAATAAATGATATAATGACTTCGTCAAATATATATAAATACCTGGTTAAGACAAATTTAGACATTAGCAACTAAGTCAATGAAATAACTTATAAATGAATAGATTATATGAAATATACGGACCTATATCTGAATTGAAAGTAGTAGTTGTTGTAAACAACCAATAATATAATACAATTTAGTTTTTTGAATTAATAAATTCAATTTTAATTTTATAAACAATAATATATATACGATGGCAAGTGCATGGTTAGATCACGTAAAGAAAACAATGGGCGAAATGAAGGGACAGCCTTTCAAGGATGTGTTAAAGGCAGCAGCCAAGACTTACAAAAAGATGGCTTCTCCTGACGGAAGTAAGTCAGCCAAGAGGAAGTCCACCAAGAGGAAGTCCACCAAGAGGAAGTCCACCAAGAGGAAGTCCACCAAGAGGAAGTCCACCAAGAAGTAGGTAAATAACTAGGTAAAAACAATAAACATTAACCAACACAAATACGCAATAAGTTATTTACATTCAGATGTTTGTAAATAAAATATAGTAAATTTGATTAATTAAATCTGTATTTCTCTCGTCAGGTGATGATTGAATATATAAACAGAATATATTTGACAAGCCGTGTTCCTCTAATAGTTTAGGGTAGTGATTGAGGAAAAACAGACAAAATGAGTAGTATGTCCATGTGTATTTAAAAGATAGTAGTTTTCTTACAACAACTGAAGTATCATGATTGACAAACGAATCTACCATATTATCAATATAATCAACCTTAATAAGGGAATCATACCTATCTATATTTTCATAAAGGACCTTTGTATGAATGGTTTTTGCTTCTATCAAAACATTTCTAGTAAGGGTATCAATATTATTATGAAGAAAATATGTGATTAAAAAAATATCAAAGGGTATATATGGATTTGTCAATAATGTGCGAGAGAAATACATCTTCATATTATGATAACGAATACTAGGAAAATGAAACGACGCCGAAAAATTATTTAAAAGTGGCAATTGAGATTGATCATGTATAATGAATGGAGTAAATATTACTGAGTGATCATCTTGGTCTTGGTCTTGGTCTTGGTCTTGGTCTATATGAGTACCATTTTTATTATAGCCACCGGAAGTATGATTATCTTGAATGTAATTTATGGTAAAACTAATCTGTTTATCGTGTAAAATAGAGGCTGAAAAAAATACATGGTAAATTTGTGCAGGAAATGTATGAGAATAAAAATTAGCTTTTGTAATGTTATAACAAATATTTTTGAAATATATAATTTTGTACTTAATGTCGCGTTGGACAATGTTTGATACAGAATGTGGTAATTGTTTATATTTAGCATCTAAATTTTTAAAATGATCAATAGGTAAGAAATATACAAAAAAGAAAGGAATCTGTTTTATTTTATCAGACATAGAAATGTAATTGTTGAGAGAAAAGGTATTGTGTAAGAAAATACTCATTATAGTTTATATTTATCCATAAATTATATTAATTATTATTCCGTAATGATGTCTGATCGATCGTCGTTTCGGTTTTCGAGTCGATATTCTGATTTATTAATCTCATAATTGTCCTTGAATATGAAATATCTGTTTTTATAAGTTTTTTTAAATTTGTTAGCTATATCATATTTATTTAACTCCAATTCCATAAGTCTTAGTGTTTCATCCTCAATAACACTACTATGATCCAGACAGAATTTCTCATATGAAATAGCAGGCTTAAATATCAATGATGATTCAACCTGTCTTAGAATATTACGATCCATAAGTTCAATAATATCTTTATCAATTGAAATGTACTTTCGTCGTTGTTTTGGTTCATGATCGGAAACCAAAGTCTTTTTACGGAAATAGTATCTGCCACTTTTATACATTTTTTGTAAAATATCTCCATCATATCCGGCCGATTTCAAGTATAATACCTCGTCGTTGACAATAGTATCATTAGAAAGTAACCACCTATCCCATTCTTCTTTGTAAGTTATACGGTCGTCATATTGATGTATCTTGGAAAATGAAAGTAAATGAACATTAAATTCGGGTGTAAACTTGAACCTAAATACAGGAACAGATGTATTATCCTCAAGCATGATATTAACCGTCTTTATTTAAAAGAAGGTAAAAGTATTATAATTAAATTATGTTAATGTATTTAATAAGAATCAATTTTCCGAGAATATAATAATAATAAATAACATAAGATAATAAATAATGAAATTGTACCTGTTAAAAAGTATACCCTATTACAATTCAGTTAAACAAGAATATACTAATATATTGACCATCAATAAAGAGGCGGATGGGCCCTTAAAATCAATAACAAAAAGAATACGATTAAATAAATTATCGCCATTTGAATCGAATACAAATATATGTCGCGCATCTGATTGCGTGATAGCCGTAACCAATATTCACAACCCATGTGAATTAATGTGTATTAGTGAATTACCAGAGTTGTTTGAGTTTGTGATAAATAATGGATATACCATAGACAATAGCGTAACAAAAATATTACAGAAATCAGGAGTAAAAACGGAGGGAGATATAATATGTATGATTCAATATTAGGATTATCAACTAGTAGTCAGTGGGTAAAATATATGTATGTGAAATGTAAAAAGAATTATAAAAAGAATTATAAAAAGAATTATAAAAAGAATTGAAATGATTTATTAATATAAAAATGATTTCAATATATACCCGATAGATACCCATATAAGTATGGAGACGAACCTAAGAAAATCCACGGCTCATCCGTCGGAAACACGCCCCCATCAACCCGTCACTATTAGTAATTCAGTAATTGACGACTATATCAGCTCATTAGATGATTTGGAAATAAAAACATTAGAAATAGCGAAATCACATCTAGGATCTTCGTTTAACATAAAAAAGAGTATAGGCTTTATACAGTGGAAAGAAAAGCAACCAGTTGCTTAAAAAACGGCACTAAAAAAAAGGACCTACCCGTGGTAACATCCCAACAATAATCAAATAAAGAGATTACAAAATTATACCCACTACTCTTATGTTTTTTTTCGTCGTGTTTTGCGTTGGTAAACCGCTGATGAGGGATCGTCTATAGTATTATTTTTACAATCCGCTCTATATTTCATCCTAGGTAAAGTAGCGTGAAACAATTTCATTGTTTTATGTATGCGTTTGTTACTTTTCATAATACCGCTCCTGTATCTACCATTGTTTCTTTTCATATATTGTCCTCCTTGTTGAGATGGAGTAACAGCTCGTTGTTCCTTCACCATTTGACTAATTTTATCAGTTTCATCTTCGATTTTAGATTTCAACGCGCCTAATTTATCAGCGGTGTTTACAATCGTTTCAGCTCCTTTGATTCCAATCGGGCTAAATCGAGAAACAAATACATTGAATACTTTCATCAACGCATTAAAGCCTTTACCTATAGCAATGGTTAAATCGAGAATTCCACCTACAAAAGGTATTTCCGCTAAAAATGCTTGTAAAACCGATATACTCGTGGACGTCGCACCATGAACCGATTTGTTAGCAATTTCTTTAAGCATGGTAATAGTTTGATCAGTAATCATATCTACATCTGGTTTTATTTCCTTCATCCACTCAACCACTGATACAGCAACCACTTTGGCAATTTCTTTAATCGCTTCTTTTGTAGCCGGATTTTCAGACAATTCTTTTAGTACAGCAGCAAACAAGATTAGTTTTTTGTTCAATTCGGGGCTAAGTTCTTGCCAAGTTTTATCCGCCAAATTATTGTTTCCTGTAAAATCCAAAACGAAATCTATGATATAATTGATAATTCGTTCGCTGGTCTGAATACCAGTATTGATTGCCATCTTACCTATTTTATTCGCTTCATTTAACCCATACCCTAACAGATTAGAGGAACTATAACTATTGGATGGTATCTTGGTGTTTAGAGTGTCCTCTATATTACTAATTATTCCTTTGGCCTCTACGATCAGCTTACTTAAGTTATCGGCCATACTTTCTATTTTCTGTGGGTCAGTGTCGGCATTGACAGTATTGGCATCGACATTATCGTCATCCGCACCTCCGCGCATAGTGGCATCTTGAGTATTCTTCAGTTCTACCACCTTCTCTTTAATTTGATTTGTAGCTTCGCCTATACCGTCTATAATATCACCCAGTATAGATATTATAGCTAATCCAATATACTTTGTAGTGAAAGTAGGTTCGGTTGTCAATGGTATAAAATAATTTCCACTTTGTTCTTGTGTTTTGAGACTATTTATCTCCTTGGTCATACTGTCATTCGTCTCTTGAAGTGATCTATTTTTGTTTTTGATAAAGGTTTGTATTAATTCTTTAATATTATTATTGTTGGTTTCATTCGAATCACCAATTAATGGATTGTTCATATATATTCTACATCTAATTTATTTTAACCAGTTTGGATAATATTTACTTTCACATATGCGACTGTCTACTAAATGATATAGTCAGTCACCCGGTTTGTGTGTATAAATTATTCAAGTAATATATGATATTGGTGAAGTCAGTCACATAATTTTCGCAGAAAGAAGGTTTTTTTTAAATGTATTATAATCCATCGTAGTAATGGGTTCTTTTACTTTATTGTTGTATTCATAATTGTTTAACATTTGAAAGTCTTTGATTTTTCCCATATAAGAATACCTATTGGCATTTCGTCTAAGAATAAACCTCTTATTTAAATTAGTTATGTTTGTACCCCCAGTACCTTTTCGATTATATTTTTTAAATGAAGCAAAATGGGTTAATTTATTTACACCGTCATTAATTCCATTATTATTTCCATTATTGTTTCCACTACTATTTATATCATTATCAACCTGCTGCTTCGCAACCTTTAATTCTTCTTTCATATCGACATAAATCTGTTTACATTTATTTATAGTCACATACCGTCTAGCAGCGGTTTCTAAAAATAAATACGGTAGATCTTTTGTATCCGAATAATAGCAGAATGATTCCTTTTCGAAATCATAAAACATAATAACCCCGCCTCTAGGCGTGGCTTCATACAAAATGCTACTTTTCAAAGATTTAACTGCTTCTTCTTCAATATCATCTATATCATCTAGCTTATTGAATTTATCATAGTACTTGTTAATATATAATTCATGAGAACTTGGCTCTATCTTATTACTATTTGTTTTCGTGTTTTTTTTAAAATATTCACACGAGTACCAATAGACGAGACCGGATCCAGCTACTACTCCTAGTCCGGTAATCATACAAAAAAAACTAGATCGATTGGTTAGACTAATCATCGATGAATATATAATCTACAATAATCAATAATGTTTAAGTATTGTAATAATTATAAACTGTCTGTATTATTGACTTGCTTCTTTCTTAATTGAAACAAATCGTCAACTTCTCTTTGTAAATCAACTACTTTTATGCGCTGGAAATTTTTATTTTTGTTTTCAGGATGAAGACATACTAAATATAACCCAGCTACTATTTTTCCATATTTTTCTTCTAATATAGCCTTGTATGTACTCAATTGTAAACAGTAGTGCCAATAGTTAGTATCCGGTAAATGTTCTATACATTCCTTATTGCCCCATTTATTAAATCCGTTTGTTTTTACGATTTCTTTACAGCGTTTCCAATCGTATATTAAAAGTGTACCATCAGGGTTTTCAAATACCATATCAATTGATCCAGCTAGTTTGAGTTCTTCATGATATACCGTCCATTCTGTACGATATGGTTTTAATTCGGGAAAGGCTAACAGGAATTTCTGAAAATATTCATATTCAATCGAACCATTTTCATTTGGACACTTATTATAATAGCATTCAATGTCGTAATGCATATTTGTTCCGGCCAGTGCGGCTTCGTCACGATTTTTATCCCACATGGCCTTGATATCATCTGGAGTATTACCATAGTATTTATTTTGTGACCATTTACTAGATGACATCATGTTTTTAATAATTGCGTCAGCATCAAAATGCCCAAAATGTGCGTGATTAAATGTAGTGACTGACATATAACCATCGCTGCTACCATCAATATAGTACACATGAGGACCCTCGTCAAACTGTATGCGAAGGTCTCTCTCGTGTGAATTTAACTTTGCCAAATAAGTAGGTGGTCCCATAATCCAATACAATAATTAACTAATGAATTTGCCTACATTCATATTATAAGTTCAATTTTATAATATAAATAATAATTCATTTGTCATTTGTCATTTGTCATTTGTCATTTATCATTCGTCATTCGTCATTCGTCATTCGTCATTCGTCATTCGTCATTCGTCATTCGTCATTTATCATTCGTCATTCGTCATTCGTCATTCGTGGTCTTATTTCATTCTTTAGATACTAATGGTGTATCCAAGACAATATTATCTTTGATATAATTAATATTGGTTGTTTGTTCCTGAATTGTCCTATTGAATACTTTGAGTTGTTTCTCTTGAGAGCTGGTTTTGAGTAAAGTAGATTGTAACAAAGATTCATTTTGTTTGATATGATTAATATTATTCGTTTGTTCCTGAATTGTCCTATTGAGCACTTTGAGTTGTTTCTCTTGAGAGCTGGTTTTGAGTAAAGTAGATTGTAACAAAGATTCATTTTGTTCAAATCGTGTATCGTACATTGTAATTTTGTTAAACAACACATCTTCATTTGATCGCATGTGTAACCCAATAATGTTTATATCATTAGAATGTTGCTCAATTAGTTTCAAAGTATTATTAATCTGTGTACTCAAACTGTCAACATCTTTTATTATAATTGGTATAGAATTTAGTACTAGAGAGTTGGCATGGTTAGTCTGGTTATTATGGACAGTCTGGTTATTATGGACAGTCTGGTTATTAATTAACTGTGTAGTCTTATTCATTTGTGCCTTGAGTTCTCTTACCAATGACTGCGTGTTTACACTATTTGTAGTAACTTTTGCTATTTCAGTTTTTTGTTGGTCGAGTATTTTGCGTGTATTATGTAAATTCTTACTCATCTCATTGACTGAATAGTTGGTGGCTGTATTCATAGTAATATTACTGACATTTTCATTGTATTTGATAATAGATTGTTGAATCGTGTCTATTTTTTGAATTACATCTTCAATGAGAGCCCCTGATATTATATTGTTGCTGGAAATATCAGTAATAGATTGTTTTTGTAATTCATATTGCGATTTTGTTTCATTAATGTGTTGAGTTAATTCATTAAGATAAAGTAACGAATGTTGAATACCAGATATCCGTTGGTTCACCCAATCTAAAGTAGCAAATTCGTATCCAGAATCATTCGTAGAAGTAACCCCAGAACAGCTACCAGATATATCTAATGCTCCAGCTATACCTATATTATCGCGAAGAATCACTTTACCGTCTACGATTTCTGGTGCGTTGGCCTTACCAGTAAGACCATGGTTATTGCTACTCCAATTAGTGTATAACGGGATACGAACCATGTTATAGTTAGCATTCCTATTTCTACCTCCAACTTGTCTCCATTTATTAGATCTATTAGACATATGTATATATATATTTCAGCTATTTATTTTATTTACATACCATACATATTATGTAATACATGTACATAACATATAACACCGATACATATATTTTAGTAACAAGCAATTAGCTATACAATTCCGTGACTTCAATAGATAGTGATATATCATTATTATTCATATCAATAACATTACCATATTTATCCAGTATTTTAATTCTGAATTTATTTAAATTAACAGGTCCCATATAGTCCCGCTGTTTAAATATTCTATCGTTTGATGTATTATACACGACTGTACTAAATGATTCATTAATAGAGACCCGTCCTAAAATATTGTCTCCTATAGAATTCTCACCAGTAGACGCAATGATGGATTCGGTGATATAATTTTTATTGAAATCATCGATTGATACAAATACATAATTGATATATCCGTTTCCATAAGATGCCTCACTTTGTAAATAGCCCTCGTATGTAATGATACCTAAAGCCGATATAGTATCCACATATACATCAGTACGGTTTACAGTATAATATCGTTTGGAGAATCCTAAAAAACTACCCAACGAATATTGTCTGTACTTGGAGTCATTGTTTGTATATGATCGAATAACAAAGTCTTTACTTACATTACATTTATTAACAATATTCTCTCCAAAGTCTACGATAAAATAAAAGATGGGTGAGTAATACGGTTGGGTATTGTCGTATATATCATCTCCACTGTCGACTAGGTTATTTCGAGCACGAATGATTGTTTTTCCAGTAATAGAATTAACCTGACAAATTAAATACTGAAGTCCATTACCGACATTTAACATATAATTGGTAAGTGATGTAGCAAATTCGGTGGGCGTGTAATTACCGTCGGGTAGCACGATGGTATGAACTGTACTTGGCGATCCAGTGATATTTACCGTTTCAATAGTGAATGTATTCGATTTATTTTTTTCAGAAATGGAATACCATATTACGGGTAGTTCGAGTGAAATAAGTTTGAGGGATACAACCTTGTGTTCGGTATTTGGAAGATTCCAAATAAAATTAGACGAAATTGTATTTGAATAGTCTTCACGGAATTCGCTGTCAATAGAAATAACCTTGGTCACCGTTTTTCTCTCAATAGGATTAATGACTCCAGTAGGAAATTTGTATTCATTGACATTGATAACCGGAATAATTTTATTGACGGTAACATCATTATTACCGCCGACCACTTGGTTTTGGCTTTGAATAATATCATAATTAGTAGGTTTATATTGAACTGGTGGCCTGATAGTAATGTAACTTAACAACTTACTGTTTACATTATTTAAAAAATAAAGTAGGTTATCAATTATTTCTGGATCGTCATATTTATTTCGGCTATTATTTATCACGCGTTCGATGTGTTGTTGTAAATACTCGGGTGTCAAATCATCAATATGACCTGTATATTTAATTAGTGTACATAACTCTTCTTCAGTATAATTGTCTATGTTCAAATCATAATTACCATTACTCATAATATATAATTATAGATATTAATTATATATATTAATTATAGATATTAATTATAGATATTAATTATAGATATTAATTATAGATATATAATTAATATTTTGAATAAAAAATCTAGTATATTGTTCTGAGATAATCAGGGACTAACTCTTCTTTCTGGTTTGATCTGGAATTTATATTGTCCGATGATGTGGATGTGGTTGTGGATGTGGTTATGGATGTGGTTCTTGATCTGGATTTGGGTCTGGATTTGGGCCTGGATTTAGATTTGGGTCTGGATCTGGATTTGGGCCTGGATTTAGATTTGGGTCTGGATCTGGATTTGGACGCAATCAAATCTGCGTTTATTAGACTGTGGTCTTTTATTGTATTGGAACTAGGATAAGATTTACTTTTGATAATAATTGGTTCAATTGGTATGTGATGTAGCTTGTCTTGTAGTATTCTTTTATCCATTGTATGATTAGACGCAGGGACCTGTAGTAAATTGATTATATCATCATTCGTTAGGTTCATGTATAATAGATCCCCATTTTGCTTTGCTTCTAAATTTAATTCATTACCATCATATACCAGGTCCCATTTAGCTTGGTCTACAACATTACCATCTATTATCGTTTTATAATTTCCTGTATTTTTAATATACGAATCCATATAATTTATAGATATATTTTAAATCTTCAATGATGTAATGATCTATCTATCTGGTGTAATCAAATCGAGATTATAAAATGTGTTTATATTATTGGAATATGTAACTAGACACTTGAAATACACATTTACATATAATTACAATTTTACATATATTATAACTTTAAAAAGAGAACTAAAAATAAGGCACTGTCATAAAATACATTATTGAATTTAGAGTGCGTATTAAAATAAAGGATTATGCTTAACAAAACTATCGGTTTATTAAGCATAATAATAATAAATGACGATTAAGTATCATATTTTCAAAATATATTTATTATTATGTAGTGGATAATGCCTACAACCGGTTGATAATAATAAATATTATAAATAGACATAAAAAGAAATATAGCTATAGTATATAATGTTTGGATATAGTATTATTTCATTGCTATGCG